TTTCGTAATGGTGTTCAAGTTGATGATGATAACTTAGTTGTAAACGCTAATGGCTTGGTTGGTATCGGCACGACCGTACCAACTGAGTCTTTGGATGTTAGAGGGAACGCAAAAGTTGTTGGTCTTGTCACCGCCTCTAGTGGCATCATCAAGAACCTAGAAGTAACTGGTGTTACCACAATTACCTCGGGTTCTGTAGGAAATCTGAATGTAAATGCGGCAGGTATCGCCACTGCTGTATCTGGTGTTGTTACTTATTATGGTGATGGTTCCAAATTATCAAACATTCCAACGTCACAGTGGACAGATATTGATGTTGGTTTAGGATTTACAAGTATCTACAATAAGGGATTTGTTGGTGTATCTACCAACGATCCTAGAATGAACCTTCAGGTTGGTGGCAATCCTTTACTTGCTGGTACAACACCTGGTGGTGTTGGTATCAGTTCTTTAGGGCATATCAAAGCGACTGGTGTTGTCACTGCTACCCAGTTTGTTGGAGATAAGTATACTGGATCTGTAACAGGAAATATAAACTCCACAGGTGTTTCCACATTCACCGACCTCAAAGTTGGTAGTAACATCACTGCAACTCTTGGTGTTATTACAGCAACCACATTCAGTGGAAACTTCTCAGGAACTCTAACAGGTGGTGTTGTTGGTATTGCAACATCTGCCAGAAGTCTGGTTGACACTCCCGATATTACAGTCGGAACCATCACTGCCACGGAAATTACAGCAAATACACTTAATCTTCCAACTGCTGGTATTATCACTGCAAAGAGTGAATTAAATGTTGGTACTGGCGGCACAATGTTCACTGTGCTGCAAGAAAAAGCAGCGTTTGGTGCTGCTAATCCTGATGCAAACTTAGAAATCAGAACAGCATCTGGATTGTCATCAGTTCATTTAAGAAGTGCAAACAGTGCTTCAATCATTACACTTGGCCGCGGCGCTCCTACAGAAACTACATCTGGAGGAATAAGATTTGGAAATGCATCAGGAGCGTTCCCATATAGTTCATCTAAATCTTTAGATGTCATTAACTATGATACTGGTAATGTCAACTTCTATCTTGAGGCAGGGACTGCTGGTGTAGGAACGGGTGACTTCCATTGGCATAGAAGAAAAAATACTGCCAGATTGATGTCACTTACCTATGGTGGAAACTTAGGTATAGGCATTACAAATCCATCACATAAGTTGCACGTTTCTGGAATTTCTACGTTCACCAATAATGCACACTTTGATGCTGATGTTACTATTGAAGGCAATTTAATAATTGATTCTATCTCTTCCAACTTATCTGGAAACGTCACTGGTAATGTAAATGCTGCATCAGGTATTTCCACCTTCACTAAGTTAAGGGTCACTAGCACAATTAACACCAGTGGTGTCTCTACTACAGACCGAGTAAATTTGGGTAATACACCTCAGAATATATTCAAAATTGATGAAAATGGAAATGTTGGTATAAAAACTGATAGAATAATCAGCAATATTGAACTTGATGTAAGAGGGGATGTTCAGGCACAACATGGTTTAGTTGTTGGACCAACAACAACTGCAAAATGTGCTGTTGATATGTCAAGTGTTGTTGATGCTTATGATGCTGCATCAAGAGCAACTATTGCATACATGATTCCACCTAGAGTGACAACAACTCAACGAAATGCTTTAAGAGATACTGATGGCAATGCACTCAGTTCTGATGAGGCAGGTGCAATGGTTTACAACACAACTACTAACAAACTTCAAGTTTGGGATGGTTCATCCTGGAACGATTGCTTCTAATAACATATGACACTACAATCTTCTGGTCAACTCAACTTTAGTGACATTACTAATGAGTTTGGAACTCCTCCCAATAACAATTTGGGAGCTTTCCGTGTGTCTGAAAACCATGGTTCTCTCTCAAACTTACCTTTAGACCTTACTATTCCTCAGTCAGGTGAGATAAAATTCAGTGATTTTTATGGTAGAAGATTGAATGTAGTTGTTGATTGCTATTCTGGTGGTACGGAAACAAGATCAAGTGCCAGATCAAAGTATAATGGTAGTCAGGTGAATGTTATTGGAGGTTTTAGGACTCAACCAAGTCCTCCGTCTGGCATTAAAGTTATTATTAATGTCAATAAGGGATTTCAATCTGTACGTGATAATGATACAACAAAAGTTGCACTTAGAACTGGGGAATATGGTTCTGATTGTTTGTTGAGAGTTGATGTTGGAGGTAGTGGTTATATTGGTGGTGCTGGTGGTGATGGTGGTAATGGATCTAGTGGTGCTGGTGGTGGAGAAGCGGGAAGTAATGGAAATAGTGGATTGGGCATTGAGCACGAATCTTCAGATGGAACCACAGTAATTAGTAATAGTGGAACAATTTCTGCCGGATTCGGCGGCGGTGGCGGCGGTGCTGGTGCATTTGACTATGACAAAAATAGCTCAAGATCTGCCTCAGGGGGTGGCGGCGGTGGTGGTGCCGGTTTCCCAGCAGGTGAAGGTGGTGTAGGTGGAACAGAAGGTAGAGATGGAGGAAATGGCGGCGATGGTGGATTGAATAGTGCAGGAGCTGGTGGTGGTGGAGGTAATAATGACAATGAAGCAGTCGGCGGCGCTGGCGGTCAAGGTGGAAGCGATGGTGAATCTGCTAACAATGGCGGTAGTAGTGAAGGTGGAGAAGGTTCTGGGAGCAGTGGTGGAGCTGGAGGTGGAGATGGTGCTGCTATAAGAAGAGAGAGTGGTGGAATTACAATATCTGTAGTAAATAATGGCACAATTAGAGGATCCACAACTGCTACGGGGGTCAACTAAATAAAATACCTAAACCTTTATTATGGCACATGAGTTTGATCTGATACGAAGGTATCGTGGTGCATTTTCAAAAGAAGAATGTAAGGAGATAATAAATTACATTGAATTTTTTGAAAACAATCACATTCTATCCTACGATAGGGATAGTCTGCATAAGGAAGATCATAAAACAGTAAATGTCACGCACGACTATAACTTTGTAGCATCAAGTAAATTATCCACAATGATATTTCCAGGGTTCAAACCTTGTTTGGAAGAATATCTACAAACTTTTAGTGTTTTGGGTCAGAGAAAATTTCTTTTACATGATCTGAAACTGAAAAAAATACCTCCAGGAGGAGGATTTCATGCGTGGCATTATGAAAATGGTGCTCTATCTGTTGCACCAAGACAATTTGTCGTTCAATTATATTTGAATGATGAGTTTGAGGGTGGTGAGACAGAATTTTTATATCAACAAAGAAGAGAAGAGGCGATTGCAGGAGATATTATCATGTTTCCTGCTTCATTCACACATACACATAGAGGAAATCCTCCTCTAGGTGCAACAAAATACATAGCAACATCATGGGGAATCATACAAGATGAGTCCAACTAGTGTTATTATAGATGATGTTTTAGATTCTAAATCTGTTTCTGAGATTTACAAATCTCTTGATGAGTCAACGAGAGACACATTTTTTTATGAGATGGGTGATAGTCATCTTTACGATCACTTTTGTTTGTCAATGATTAACATTGCAGGTCAATTTTACGATGTATCTTCATCAGTGGGTTATGAGTTCTGGACTCGCATCAATACTAAACCATCAAGTTGGCATCAAGATAAAGATGAAAAGCTATTTGATAGTGGGATATTGAAGTTTCCATTATGTTCAATCGTATATTACTGCCATGTTGAAAATTTATTTGGTGGGAGGTTGTGTGTAGAAAATGATATAATAACACCAAAAACAAATAGAATGGTGATATTTGCTCCTGGAGTCTCACATTATGTTGAAGATTTTACCGGAGATAGAATATCAATGCTTGTAAATCCGTGGAATAGACATGTACCAGTCAATTAACATATTTCCTACAACAATATATCTTGGTGATCTTGACAATCATCAAGATCATAAAAATAATTTTTACAAAGTTTACTCTAAGTTTGATTATGAGGAAGATGACTGGCACAATACCACCAGTGAAAACATTGGTAATCCACTCATACACTTAGAAGAAAGTCTTGAACCTTTGTTCATAGATATAGTGTCTCATGTTGAAAATTACATTTATGACATATTGAAGTATAAAAAAATATTTGACGTTGTAATTACAAAGACATGGTTGTCTAGAGCAAGAGGTGCATCAGATAATCTTAAGTGGCACAATCATTCAACAAGTCACATTTCATTTTCATACTATCTAAATGCACCAGAAAATTGCCAAGCAATTAAGTTCCTAAATCCAAGTAACAGTAACAGTTTATTCCCCGGACTAAATGTAAGTGACTACAAACATGGATTAGAAGAATTCAATGAGGTTAATTCATCAACATTCTTCCTTCATCCAAGAGAAGGAAATATAATACTATTTCCAAGTACACTCAGACATTGCACAGATTCACATGGAAATTCTTATGAAGGTGAAAGATTGGCAATAGTCGGTGATATTACTCTTGTATATAAACCAGAGGTATTAGATTATTCCTCAGGATATATCAATCCCAAATATTGGAAAATGTTTAAAACTTATGAAAATAATATTTAAAATAGTCGCATATTATCCTGAAGAAAATAGGATTGAAGTGAAGTTCTGCGATGAAAAGTCAAACTCTCCTATAGATGATTACAAAATGTACTCTATAAATTGTGATGAATTAGAAATGAGTGATCTAGACCTTTTCTCAGACTCTCTTATTAGAAAATATGGATTGAATATCGTTGAGAAACAAATAGATAAGCGACCGACAAATCCATACAATGTTTCAAAACCTATCTCTGATGATGAATCAGATTTGAATGATCTTGTAGGTAAAGTTAGAGAGGGTAAGTATTTTTCTAGACCTAGATATCCAATTAAAATGAGGAGGATTGATTTGTGACTATAAAAAGATTTTTCAAAAAGTGTGAGGAGTTTACAATATGCTCAGAAATTGGTGATGCTGGTGATTACTTTTTAGATGGGTATCCTGACAACTCTACTATTTTCCATATCTTATTAAAAGGTAGTGGTAAATTAGGTGCTCCATATGAATCAGAGTATCTTGAGGATGGACCTTTTGTATTGGTAAACACAAAAGAATACCTCTACAAACAGAGAATTTATTATGGATCAGAAGACTTTCACATTGTAGGATTTAATCCACTAAAACCAGAACATGATTGGGATGGAAGATTAGTTACGGAATCTTTTACTGGCGATGATATGAGTTGGTTGATATGTTTTGACGGCAATCCTGTTGTGAATCGGAAGAAATTGAGTAGATGGGATTATGCAAAACTAGAAACTAAAGATTATGATGTTCAACTAAATGGTGGATGTCTTGGTTTATTTACTAGATTATGATGGAAAATATTGAAGCCGAAGTATTTTCTGACCCATTCCCTCATGTAATTTTTCATAATTTTTACAACAGACATGAACTAGATTTAATTTGGGAAGAACTAGATTTTTATACTAAACCTGGGAAATTTTTAGAAGCAAAAGATTTTGGTGGAGTAGTTGATAGAACTAATTCACATGCGTTGCTACTAGATGACATTTATGTAGATAAACATAGAAAATTATCAAACATTCTAACTGTCAACAGGAAAGTGTTTGATAGTTCTGTTTTGGATTTGTTTTCTGAAATACATGATTGCTGCTCTATTGCTAAAAAATCTGATTGGGATTGCACTAAAGTCAGATATTACCATGATGGTGAATACTATGAACCACACACTGACAGATCCATGCAATTTTTGGCATTTTCATACTTTCACAAAGAACCAAAGGTTTTTAGTGGTGGTGAATTGATCTTTCCAAAATACAATTACAGTTTTGATTGTCCTAACAATTCTTTGATTATGATGCCTGGTTGGGTAGAACATGGTGTGAGTGAAGTGTCAATAAAAGACTCCGATTACTTTGAAGGGCATGGCAGATATTCTATCACATCTTTCTTTGGAAACAAGCACCCTTGACAAAAGTCCCAAAAGACCTTAGACTCTGCCTTGTCGCGGTTGATGGGAACATCATGAGCTCAAAACACAATAGAGTTCATCGGTAGAAGCGTGCTATAATATCTGCAAGACACCCAAACCCATGACCATCACCCTTCGTCCCCATCAGCGTCAAGCATGTGATGCGATGTTGAAGCACACCAAAGGTCAAGTCATCATCCCTACAGGTGGTGGTAAGACCATGTGCATGATACAGGATGCACTGGATCACTTTGCTGTTCATGATGCTGGCATCATCGTTGTTGTTGCTCCTCGTATCCTGTTGGCACAACAGTTGTGCTCTGAGTTCTTGGAGCACATTGAAGATGCTGCTGTTCTCCACGTTCATAGTGGTGAGACTGAGCATTTTAGCAGCACCAAGTCTTCTTACATCAAACGGTGGAGCGATCAGGCATATCGTAAGCAACTGATTTTTACCACCTACCACTCTCTTCACAGGGTTCAGGAATCTGGTATCAATGCTCACACCATCTACTTTGATGAGGCACACAACTCTGTAAAGCGCAACTTCTTTCCTGCCACTGAGCACTTCAGCAATGATGCTGAGCGTTGCTACTTTTTCACTGCCACTCCTAAGCACTCTGTCAGCATCTTCAAACCTGGGATGAATGATGGTGAAGTCTACGGTCAGGTGATTTGTAATGTGCCTGCACCTAAACTGGTTGAGGAAGGTTATATTCTCCCACCTAAGGTCTCCATCACGGAACTGCCTCAGGGTGACTTCAAACAGTCTGACTGCCAGAACTTGCTGGATACGATTGATGGCAACTCTTTGAATAAAATTCTGATTGCTGCTAGGTCAACACGTCAGATTGTCAAACTCCTGGCAGAGTCAGACTTCTACCATCAACTGCGTGAGCGTGGATACTCTTGTCTCTACATCACGTCTAAGACTGGTGCTTTTATTGATGGTGTCAAGGTTGACAGGGATGAGTTCTTCAAGACACTCAACGCTTGGGGCAAAGACCCTGAGAAGCGTTTCGTGGTAATCCACCATTCTATCCTGTCTGAGGGCATCAATGTCAACGGTCTGGAAGCAGTGCTCTTCATGCGTAACATGGACTGCATTGGTATCAGTCAGTCTATTGGTCGTGTGATCCGCTTAGGAGACCGTCACAAGACCTTTGGCTTGGTTTGTGTGCCTGTCTATGATAAAGTGGGCATAGGCACCGCCAGGTCCGTCCAGGCGGTCGTAGACACTGTATTTGAACAGGGTCAACCCGCCATCTCTACTATCCGTCGCTAACCATGAAAGTCAAAGTTCAACTCTTCAAAGCAGGCAAAGTCTTTGATGAAATTGTCATCGCAACTGACTATGAAGATGCCAAGCAAGTAGCACTGGCACGGAACCCTGGTGCCACCGTTGTTAGTGTCACCGCAGTATTTTGAGCAACTTTCTAAAACCCTTCATCCCCTTCCCATCTATTCTTGATCCTAAACCCAAAAATCCATTGGGTTATGTTACGAAGGATGGTATGTGGGCAGCAGTTCCACTTGGCAACACCAAAAAGTATGTTATCATACATCAAGGAAGTCAAGTCACAACTCTTAATACATACAAACAGTCAGTTGACTTCATCAACAATCAACTCAAAACCCAGAAACGTAAACCCAGGAGTTCTAATGTCCGAAAAAAGCGAAAAACGTCGTGATGCTCTTGGTCTCTTCTACGAAAGTGTGTTGAAGCCAGACCATCAACTGCGCCAATGCGCTCATAATCAGGAATGTTATCATGAGTTGATGGAGTGGCGTTCTGAAATTATTGAATACCTTGACGGTAGAAGAAATCAAGAGTTCGGATAAATATCTACAGATTGTGTCAAACTTATGTTATCTACGCAATACCGACTTCGGTTGGAATTTATTTGTAAATGTATTGCTAATGGAGAAGAGGTAAAACTTGACGACATGATCTGGGCAGAAAAACTGTCCAAGGCAAATACTTCTGCTCGCGAAATGCTTAAGAAAGCACGTCGTCAGTCTAATGGTATTGAAGAAGGAAGCACCGATGATTTTCTGAATAGGATGGGATTAGGAGACCCCGACCCATCCAATCACAGAACGGGGTTTGATGGTGCTGATGAAATTGTTGACTGGTTTCAACGTGATAAACCTGATGATTGGAGGCAACGTGACTAAGTTTTTGATGTTCACAAAAGAATCTTGCGGACCGTGTGGTCTGGTCAAGAAATATATCACTGCTCTCAAAGATCCACGCGAGAGTATTATTGAGGAGATTGATCTTGAGGATTTTAGTAATCATGCAATTCCTGAAGAAAATCTTGCACTCGCTAAAAAGTACAGCATAAAAGCTACTCCTGTTCTTATTATTGCTGATTCGGATGGAGGACTTTTAGAGACTTATATTGGTGGAATGTCTATTACTCAAAACATCCGTAAGTTGTGGGACCAATATAATGTCTGAAAAAATCACACCTGAAACTTATGAAAAAATGAATGAGGAGTTTGAGGAGGAAGGTCTTGCCTTCCGAATCATTGTTCCTACTCAAGATCAAATAGATAAGTGGATAGAGGAGAGTAATGACTGAAAAGCAAATTCCTTGGAGTAAGTTACATGAAATAGCAGACGCATTAGGTGGTAAATTAGTTCACATCACCTGTGTAGATCATACTGGTAGAAACTACAAAAGAATCGTTATCGAATACGAGGAGAAAAAGTAATGGATGCAGTAATCTATTCTAACGGCAACCAAGAGTGTGAACGTGCTAAAATACTCTTGGAAAAACTCAACTTCCAGATTCATGTGTATAAATTAAATCAACACTTCTCTGAGAGAGGTTTTGTTGAGGAGTTTGGTGAAGAGGCAGAATACCCACAGGTTAATGTTGGTTTCAGACATATTGGTGGGTTGAAAGAAACACTTCAATATATGAACGACAAGGGAATGTTCCTATGAATCCAGCAATCCTAGCTGCTTGTTTATCTCCACTGGTGGTAATATGGATTGTTATGAAACTCGCTTTATGGTTGTCTGCTACTAACGAGGAAAGAAACTATGTCAGAGCAGAATCCAAAAAACCACACGGACCTTATGTGGCAGACGCATATGCAGACGTTGATGAGGAGGAAGAAGAATATGGAAGTCGCACAGACTATAGATGATGCACTCTATCAGTATTACACTGTAGAGAACAATCTACCAGTGCCAAACTGGAGACAAATCAAAGACCCAGATTGGTGGATACAATATCTTAAGGATATGGGACTTGACCCACGGAATAGATAGTGCTATACTACCTTCATAATAAACTTGCATCATGGACTACAAACCCTACTCGCCAGAGTGGCATCGTAAAAGATACCTGAAAGAGGCGTTGGATAAGTATTTTGATGACTATGTTGAGAATGAAGTCATTCACGGCGACCTGATGGATATTCTTTCCGTGAGGATGTCTGCTGCTGTGAATGAGGTAAACAAGGTAATGGATCTCCGAGACAAACTCAAAGATGCTTGATGATAAGAAACCTTGGGGAGGTGTAGTATCTTTTGTGTTCGTTATACTTGCCACAATAGGGTTTATTGTGCTAGGATACTTCAAAGGTAACATGCACTTGCTTACCACACTTAAAAACGCTAGGGAGTTTTATTCATGACTACTAGACAGCATATTACTAAAAGTGGAGATACTTTTGAGTGGGAAGAAACTCCAGAGGTTCTTGCAGCACTTGAAAAACTTAACAGACCTAAGTTTGCTGGAAATTATGAAGGTCCACTGTATGCTCCACATCCAGAGTTGAAGCGACCAAACCAAAGACCTACAACTGATACAGAAGAATGAAACTACTTACACTTGAAGATTACCAAAAAGCAGGAGAAACTTTTTGGCCTAAGTATTGGTACATCGCTAAAGAACTTGGTGAAGATGCCAAGGCAGAAGACATTCTGAAGGTGATGGAAGCAGTTGGTGGTGTCGCACTTAAACTTGCTTTAGAAGACAAAGAAGGACCATTTGGTTTTAATAAACAAAAGGAGAACGATGACTGAACAACAAGAACATCTTAAAAATCTTCTCAAGCAAAGAGAAGATCTTGTTACAGCTTTAGAACGAACTAAACAAACACTTTACAAAGTAACTGGTGCTATTGAATATCTGACACAAACTGGTGTCACACTTCCAGAACCTGAGGTAACTGATGATTCAGACGACGACAGTGCATCCTGAGATCGCAGAGATTGAATGGATTGATGATGCTTTCTATGTTGAACAAACACGATTTATGTGGAAGAGTGTTCGTAAGGACACTGGAAAAGACTTCTTGTTTGGATTGACTAAAGAAGTTGTCACTGACATGACTCGCTGGCATCTTAAATGTGAGCAAGAGGGAACATTAGAAAACTACACTCGTGTGGTAAATAGTGGTGTTGTCGGTGGCAAACTCTGATGTATGAAGAACTTAATTGTTTTGAAGAAGCACTGAAACAT